CTGACCCTGACCGAGATCGCCGAGCATTCGGGCGTGCCCTACCGGGCCGTCCACCGCGCCGTGCCCAAGATGCCCGACGTGTACATCGACCGGTGGCGGGCTCCTGATGGGGCCTACCCCTACCAAGCCGTCTGGTGTGTCGTCGAGGTGCCCGATGATTGCCCGCACCCTGTCAAAGGGGGAATGCTGTGAACTGGGCCTACGTCGAGCGTTTGCTTGGGCGCGGCCTGCACTGGGACAAGTCGCAAGAAGAACTGATGCGGGCGATAGAGCTCGCCCGGGCGGACTGCCAGTTTGACGCTGCCGAGCACATCCGCATCATACTGGCTCGACGCAACATGGTGCACGCTGAGCGGCAGCGCGACCCTCGGCTCACTTCATCTTAGCGATGTCAGCTTCGATGTCAGGGCCGTTTATCGCGGTTGGCGCGATTGCGTCAGATTCAATGTCGGCTGTGTCACTTTCCGGCGCACGGCTGGGCCACACAGCGCTCGCCGTGCCGGTGGTAGCGCCCGCTTCAGTCGCCCCCGCAGCTAGAGCCCGAGGAGGAGCGCCAACAGCTTGTTTTTCCAACGCCTGCACAACAGCCGCGACCTCATGAGGGTCTTTGCTCATCAGCATGTCGGCCATTTTGGAGGCGGTCTTCTCATTGATGCTGGCTTTGCCGATGGTTCTTGAAGCCAGCCCGGTCAGTGACTGCCAGAAGTTGCCGGAAACAGCTTGACCGATCGCTTGGCCGATGTCGCCGTTCTCTTCTAACTGCTCACGCATTTGCATGCGCTTGCCGGTCTGTGAGCCACCAAGAACCTTGTTGGCTTGGCCGAACAACTGGGCTTCGCGCTCTAGCGCATTCTTGAACAACTGGAATTGCCCAGGATTGTCGAACAAGGGTTGCAGTTTAGTCTGCATCTCGGGCGAACCAATAATGCGCTGGGCGGCATTGAAGTTGCCTGAGGGGTCCATCACCTTGCTGTACAGGTTGCGTGCCACCCCGGTGCGGTAGGCTTCTTTCTCAGCTTGACTCATTCCGGCTACGAGCTTAATGACCTGCTCATGGTCCAATTTGCCGAAGTCGGCTAGACCTGAGCGCATGGCGTCGATGACCTCCAAGTCCCCCGCATACGCGCCGCGTGCTTGTGCATAAGTGGGTACATTCTCGTCTATCGCATTCACAAACTGTTTGCGCAAGTCGCGCAGTGCGGTTGCTTCAGCGCTACGACCTGTGCTGTACAGGTTATCGATTGTTGCGTCGATGCCACGCTTCATGTAGTCCAGCGTGCGTACATCCGGCACTTGCGTACCCACCACAATCGTGTTGCCTGCTGAGTCTTTGCCTAGCTTGTAAATCTCTTGCAGCTGGTACTTGCTAGGGTCTTCGCCGCGAAGTTTGGCGGCCATGGCTTCTTTGTTTGCGATCTCTTTTGCCTTGGCAAAGAACCCTGCAAACTCGGGGTCTTTCAGCACGGTGTTGATTCGCGGGTCATCAACTGAACCATGCGCGTAGGCGTTGTCGTAGAGCGTCTTGGCGCGGTCACGCAAGTCTTGCACCAGCTTCTGCTCGTCGGCGTAATAATCACCAGGCTGCAAGCCTTTCTTCACCTGTGAGTAAGTGCGCTCTCGCGCGCCAATCTTCTGCTCCGTAAGGGCTTTTTCGACTTTGCGCGCGCCTGAGCCTGTACGCTGCGCCACAGCTTCGGCTAAGTCAGTAAGCGCGGGACTGACGTTGGCGGCGACCGAGGGCACCCGCATCGCACGGTCCTGCGCCAGTTTGGCGGCGATGTCTTGGGGTGAAAGGTTGGATTCGCGCAGTGCGGCGTTGACTTTCTCAGCCGCGCGCGCTTGGATGCGGGCCTCGGTAGGTGCAATGCGGTCAGTGGCCCACTTTAGACCCGCCCCGGCGCCACGTACGACGATAGGGGCTGCAGCTCCTAGGGCAGTGCCTAAAACAGCGCCCTGGCCCGCGCCTGAGAGCCGCTCGCCCTCCTTGGCAGAGCCAGCGCCAGAAATGCCGCCCGTAAGTGCACCCAACCCAGCCATTCGGGCCAGTGCGCCCATGGTGGAGCGTTGAAGCTGAGCCGCTCCGGCAGCTTGACCCCCGGGGATAAGCATAGCCGCGACACCCGGGGCGGCTCCGCCAGCAAACTCCAACGCGCCGGACACGAACGGAGCCTCCTTGGAATATTTGGCGTACTCTTGCTGAATTTTGGAAAGGTTCTGCTCGTACGAACCCTGACCCAGCCTGGAGCGGAGCCACGCTTCGGCCTCGTCGCCCCAACCCATACCGAGCCCTTGTCCGAGCGCGGCGCGGGCCGCGCCAATGAGTTGGTCAGCCATTATTCAATCTCCCCTGTAGCCGGTGTGGTATCGCGGTACAGACCTTGATTGATCTCGTTGAGCCGCTTGGCCGCACGTTCACGCACAGACTTGAGTGCCGTGTAGCCATTCTTCATGATTTTTGCGCGCTCTTCTTTGCTCTTTGAGCTGAGACCCTGCACATCTTGCAGCGCTTTGCGCTCGTCGTTGGAGATGGCACCCGGGAACGTAGACTTGAGTTGCGATAGCGCAGCTTTCTCGAGCAGATTCTCCATCTCGCGCGTGTTGACAACCTTGGGGTCTTTGGAGCCAACAGCCTCCAACGCTTTGCGCTGTACCACATCCACGGTGGATGCATCAAACGTGTTCGGGTTTAGCGCGTAAGCCTGCTTGAGACTGGCCAAAGACTGATCCGTCTGAGCAAGCATGTCTTCGGTGTCCGTCTTGAGCTTCATCTCTTGTGGCGTGAGCTTCTTGGCTTGCTCAGCCGCGCGGTCTCCGGCTTGTTTCCTCAAATCTAGACCCTGCTGTGCGATACTGGCCATGATTGCTTTGTACTCATTGCCCTGAGACATCTTGTCATCGATGTACTTGTTCACAAACTTGTTGAACTCCGGGGTACCCCGTACGAGCCCTGCATCAGCGGCCATTTTACCAGCTTCAGAAGCCGGGGCTCCGGCTTTGTATCTCTCGCGCAGCGCTTCTAAGTCCCGAGCGCGCTTGTCGACTAGATCGGCTAGGTCCCGAGCGCGCCTGTCCTGAAGGTCTGCAAGGTTTGTGGCGCGCACATCTTTCATCTCTTCGCCAGCCAGTGTGCGCAGCGTGTTGAGGTCCTCTTTGGCCGTTTGCATTTTCATCTTCTGGCCTTCAAGGCCCAGCGTCAGCGCTTGTGTGCGCTGTGCTTTTTGAGCCGCGCGCTGAGCTTTTTGTTGCTCGCCCATCACTTCGCCCGCTTTGCCTAAGCTTTCGGTAAAGCTTCCCGTGCGCGTAGGGGCGCCAAAAGCTGCGGCCAGCTGGAAGTATAACTCCGCTTTGGACGGAGCGGCCTCACCGGGCTCAGAAATCGCTTTCTGTAGCATGGTGTTGAACGCTTCAGTTTGTTCGGCTGCAGTTTTGCGCGCAGCAACTAACTCTTGGGCATAAGGTGAAACGGGCTGCTGCGGAGTTTGGTACTTGTTGAACATCGCCATGACGTCTTCGTTGGACGCCATCGGCTGCGGCTCAGGGGCTTCAAGTTCCCTAGACATGTCAGCAGATTGGTACGTGTCGGGTGGACCGCCTGAGCTGCCGATACCGTATCGCCCTGCCAAATCCGTCAAGCCTCCGCCAGCGTAATTGCGCCGAACAGCACCTCCACGTGCATATGTGCGGCCTATCACACCACCTTTGGCTCTCGGACCTCCTCCACCAGGGTCGCCGCCGTCATAGCCGCCGCCATAGCCGCCGTCATATCCACCACTATAACCTCCAGCACCAACACCCCCTACACCGCCTTCACCCGCATTGGGGTCAACGCCTGTTACTCCTGTGGGTATGCTGGCTTCGCGTTGAGCTTGAGCTTCGCGTTCAGCTTGAGCGCGAGCCGCCATGTTTGCGGCTTCACGTTGGGCCTGCGCCTCCATAGCGGCTTGAGCTTCGGCGGCAGCTTTCCCAGTAATCGCATCAAGTCTTGTTTGCGATTCCTCAGTAGCGGGCGCAGTGATTGGCGTTAGGCCGGTGGGACCTATGATGAACGAACCTAAATCGGTTTTTGTAATACCGTCAACCGTGCCGGTGCCTTTGCCGGGAGCACCCTCGTGACTAAAATTGGGGTCTACATTCTTGGCAATAGCATCAGATATGCCGCGTGCAATGCTGGCAAGGGGACCGGATTTTTGCTGGCCTGTGATAGGATCTATGCTAAGGTTGCCCAAATACGCTGCAGTGCTATTTGCCAACGATGCCAAGCCCGTAGTTGGGCCACTAATACCGCCAACCAGTGTTGCGCCTGGGATACCATAACCGCCGCCTGGAGGTGCAGACGAACCGCTGTAGTTGCCTGCTCCCCCGGCTTGTTGAGGTTCCACAAAAGCAGCGGGGGCTGCAGCCGGAGATGCAACAGACTTGGTTGGAGCTTTTGGCAGCGTGTAACCTGCACCATACTCATACACGGGTATTCCAAGTATTTCGCCTGTGAATGCCGGGTCATACACGCTGCGCGATGCAATGCGCTTCTTGTATGCGTCAAGCCATTTGTCGTAAGCTGAGCGGTCTGCCGTGTACTTGCTCATGAGGTCTTCATATTCAGGAGCAGCAGTGTCAGTGGGCTTAGCCAAGCCTGCGTAGGGCAACTGTTGCGAGCTTACCCCGTAACGTTGCAGGAGTTTTTGATACTCGTTCATGTGATTCGTTACTTGGTGAGGTTGTAAACGCCCGCCCCCGCAGCCAAGCCCGTGGCTAGCTGAGACAATGGAGAAGCTGAATAGGTTGCACCCGTTGTGGTGCCAGATTGTGTCTGGGTGGTAGGAGTAATTGGCGCCATACCGCGAATCTGCGTGCTGAGCCAGTCCATTTGCTGCTTCGGATAAAGTTGCTCATTTTGCCACTGTTGCTGTGCTGCGGTTAGTTCAGCCTGCATCTGACCTTGCTGGCCGCGCCCAGCAGCTTCCAGCATCGCGATGTCTGCCGCAGTCATTTGCTGGCCGGATTGAGCTAGTTGTGCTACCTGCCCAAGAGCACCCTGCCTGCGAGACAAATCGGCGCCTGTTATCTGAGCAAGATTTGTTCCCATTTGACCATACTGACTTGCCCCAGCCTGCTGCGCCGCTATTGCTTGCTGTTGTGCCTGAGAAAGTCCTTGGCCTGCCGTCAAAAGCGCTTGCTGTTGGGCTTGTGTCAAGGCTCCCGACTGCTGAGCGGCTTGCAAATATGCATTTTGCTGAGCTTGCGTCATGCCGGCAAGCTGCTGACCAATATTTGCAAACTGACCCGCACCGCTGAGCGCCTGTTGAGTTGCAGCTTGGCGGGCAGAGCCAATGGCCTGACCACCAGAAATTAAGGCTTGCTGTTGGGCACCAGTCAAGCTGCCAGCCGTCCCGGCCAGTTGGGCTAAACGCGCTTGGTCTGCCTGTGCTGCATTCAAGGCTTGTCCGTAACCCTGCTGAAGGGCGCTTCCCTGCTGGCTGAGAATGGCCTCTTGTGTGTCGCGCAAAGCGCGAGAGCCAAACTCGCCCATTCTAGATCCACCAAATTGGCCCGCACGCACAAACGCATCAGAGACGCCGGGCAGCAAGTTCTCAGACAAGTTGCGAGCACCCAATTTTGCGATCTGATCAGTCACGTTCTGTGTGTATGGGTTCATATAAGAACCGATGTCAGACACAGAAGATTGAGCGGATTTAGCCATGAAAGGCATCGCCGCGCTGTAAGCGTTCGTGTTTACAGCCTCTTGCACGTATGGTGCTATACCACGCTCAATCGACCCATAGTCCAATCCACCGAGCATTGCGGATGAGGCGTTCAAGTATGGCGATGCTGCGCTTATCCCAGATTGCGCCAATCCCTGCTGAATGTACGGATTAGCCGCGCTGATACCACTCAAACCCACAGCCTGCTGTGTGTACTGGCCAAGCACATCCGAGGGTTTTTGATAATTTATGCCCCCAAGGGTGCCTGCTTGCTGATTGTAGTACGGTTGAGCAGCCTGAACCCCTCCAGGAGCATTGGCCAAGCCCTGCATGCCGCTTTGTGCAACGCCGAGCGCAGACTTCCAAGCACCTTGTTTTGCTGCTTCTGCCGCAGCTGAGTATGCATCTTCCTGCAAGGATGTTAAAGGTGCCACCGTGGGCATGCTGTACGGTTGGTACGGGGCATTTGCAATACCTTGCGCGACTTGGATCTGATTGTAGATTGCGTCCTGCATCCACTTCGGAGTCTCCGAAGTGCTGGTCGTGTAGGACGTTGCGGTCTGGGGGGACCCTTGGAACAAGCTGGCCATTATGCGGCCTCCTTCAAATACGAAAGTGGTGATTTTGCATTAGGGCTGAATTTGCCTTTGGAAAGTGCTGCCCCTTTGTGCTTGCGCAGCTGCTCGCGCATATGGTCTAGCCGTTGTGCCCCAGCCTTAGTAGAGCCATCGCCTACAAGGGCCACGGTCTCCGCATCTAATACGTACTCGCCATCGGAGAGTTTGGCGTCGATCTTGTCTTCTCGACCCGAGCCTGCCCCTTGAGCCAGGTAAGCAACTTGAGACAGAGCACCGCCGCGCGCCTTGCGGACGACGTTGGCTGGGATGTTGTAAGCACCTGTGCTGAACTTTGGCCAATTCTGTGATATGTACGCATTAGGGTCCATCCCGGCAGCTGCGGCTTCACTTGAGATTCTATTCCAATCAAACATCTGCATCGGGCGGTCAAAATATTCGCGTTGACTAGCAGACATCGGTTGACTGTAAGATGCAGAGGTTTCAGGCTGTTGAGTCGCACCCATTGCCGACAGAACGGGCAATGCCATCGCGGCTGTCTTCATATTGAGCCCAAGCCCTGAATCACCTCCGCCCCCGGCCATTCCGCCCATTCCGCCAATCAACGCTCCGGCCACCGGAGAGCCCCCGGTGAGCGCCGATAGACCACCCCCTAGTACAGCGCCGCCGAGGGCAGGAGCCCACGCGCTCGACGCGCCTAGAGCGCTGCCTATGGCACCCCCGAAGCCCGGGGCAATAAAGTTGAGGGCCAAAGGTAGCACCGGGGCCACCGTTTTGACGAGGTCCTTGACGCCACCCCACAAGTCGTCCAGCATGCCGTACTCACGCAGGCCGGTGCGGGGGTTGATGCCGCCAGAGCCGCCGTGGGCTTGAAGGATTTTGGCTTCAAGTGGGTTGATGTGCGCCAGCATCGTATCGCCATTTCGCCCCTGAGCGGCGAGTTGACTTAATCCACCACGCGCAAACTGACGAGACCTTTCTTGCCCGGACACGCGCTGCCTCAGCATGTCTAGCGCTAGCAACAGCACCCCAATTACAACGGGGTCGAATTGCGGTGGGAGATCATCTTCGCCCATCACCCCGGACTCTAGGGCTTGTTGGCGGAAATCTTCATACGCATCTGGCCGCTGCATCACAAACTCAAACATCTTCATCATCTCATCGATGACTTCAGGTGTCAATTTTGGGTTCTGAATTAGCCCCTGCACGGCTTGCCCAATGGCTTGCCGTACTTGTGGGTTTTGTTGCAACTGATTCAATAGCGCTTGGGGGTTCATATGAATGCTCCGCAGAATCTCTCTGCCCACTCCCGCCAGTCGTCAAACCCGTATGGAATTGGGATGTAACGTCCGAGCGAGCTGTTGTTCAAAAACTGGACACCCCAGTTCTGCCAATCGCCGCCTTCAAGCTTGCTGAATGCGCCGTAGCGATCAAGATCGAGCACCACTTGGTCAGCCCAGTCTGCTAGCGTCATGTTGTAGGGCATGGTGATCATCCTAGAGACGTATGATCGCCAGTATTGATGTGCCCAATAATTTGGCCCATCTGATAGTCACCACCGATAACATTTGAGCCAAATTTTACGCGCAATTCTCGTCGCTGCTCTTTGAGAACAACAATCTGTTGGTAAGGTTCTGTGGCTGATTCGGGAAAGTAAAACGATCTGCTGTGGATGTCGGGTGAACGCGCATTTGCCCGACCTTTGATCTGGACATACATGTCTCCGCTCTGGACAAAATCCGGTTCAATTTGAGTAATTCGCAATCTGACGTTTGCACCCCTAGCGGCTACGGCAGAAAGGTCACACGTCTCAAAATAAGACTCTATTGGCCAAATATTCTGCCCATCAATTTCGTCTACACCCTGCTCATGAACCCAAACCGGGAACCCGTCTTCTGCAAAACCTCCGGCCAGTATTGGTGCAGCGTATGCGTTGCAATGGCCTCCAGCCACGCGCTTGTTAGCGGGGAGTGCGGTGTCATACCACGAATTCTCGCGCACATTGTAGATGACAGCGTGTGTACATTCGGTAGCATCATCACGCGGGTAACACCACCAAACCTCTCCAAAACGAGGTACCTTGTACGCAAATACCTTAGAGCGTTGCGCGTTGTTTAGCCCATCAAAGAACCAATTCATGTTCATCTGATTAGGAACCTCACGCACTACACCGTTGAACATCAAGAAGCGGTCAACCCCGGCCCAGAAGAAAATGCCGTCATAATCCACCACGCTGTCCGCAGACATGATCGAGGTGTCAGTGGCGATGGTGTCGAATTGAAACACCGTTGAGCCGCCTGTGAAGGAGGCTCGGATGACCGCATCGTAAGCCCAAAACAACCCTGCAGGGGCAGAACCGGCCCCGGCCCGAAGCGGCAGACCCTTGATTATTTTCTGCCCCCAAGGCCGCGCGACACCTGAGCCTGAGCCGGTCAAATTAGTGGGCGTGCCAGCAACTGACCACCCAACGATGCCACCTGTGCCGTAGTAGAACAGGTAAGGGTGCAGCATGACAATTCCGCCAGTAGCATTAGCTCCGGCAGGGAGCGGGGCGTCAAATAGTCGTGCTGTTCCGGTTACATCCCCATAGAATATCTGTCCCCCGACGTCATTGCAAATGCACTCCCCGTTGGGAGAGACGTGGGCAATTATCTGTGTTGACAGTGCGGATGCGTCATACGCGTAGTCGAACATCCATCGGTTTTCAGCATTCGCCGTGAGGCCGGTCACGCCTCCTGCCATATTTGCTGTGGTGGTTGCAAGGGAGCCGCTGTGTACAATCGCAACAACAAACCCGTTTACCGCAGAACCCGTGGTGACGGAGGTGATATTCACGGTTGTCCCCACAGCCACTGCGGTGTAGTCCGGGGTTGACGTAAAAGAGTTGATATTGCTTGCCAAATTGGCAGCTGTCACAGCTAAACTCGTTGCATATGGAACAGAGCCAGAGATAATTGAAACACCATTGATGGTGAGGGCCGTTACAGAGCCGGTGCTGCCGGACACAAGTGTGACGCTTCCAACAGCAGAAATATTGACCGGAGTGCGATCAGTGATGACTGAACTATTTTTGGAACTATTCAAAGTGAATCGCTCAAGCAAATTGGCACTGCCGGAATGGCAATACACAAGCCCTTGTTGAACGTAATTTGTAAATCCCCTTGAAATTTCAGTCAGTTTTTTGACGACAGAACGATAACCGCCAATTTTGCGGGGAAGCCCGCGCTGAAATCGCATCCATTGACCGTCGGTATAAAAATCCCCGTCAAATACGGTGCCATCCCGCTTTATTCCGGGATTAGCTTTCAGAATTGTGGTCGTGGTTGTTTCAGGCATTAAAATGTGCCCCCGTTAACCACACCTGCAGGGGCAATTCCTAGCGCCGCGTAAGCAGCTGCTTGGCTCGCTGCGGTATACAACGCATCGCCAACGGAAGTGGCTCCAAGATTGATTCGGGCCGCAGAAGCTGTTGTGGCTCCTGTTCCACCTTGCAAGATGCTAATCGGCAAAGACAAACCCGCCGTACTGGCGTTCAAAACATTGTTTCCGTCACAGAGCAGAATAGCCCTAGCACCTTGATTTACTAAAACACCTGTCCCAGCTGAGGTTTTAATTTCTAAAGTGTAAGGTCCTGTCGTATCATTCCCGACCCAGTATTGCTGGACCGTTGCAGGCACGATGACTTGTCGACTGCCTGTCAAAACACCAGTGAAAGAGTAAGAAATTCGATTCAACTCGGTGCCTGAAAGCGTATAGGCGCCGGAACCAGGAACAGCAATCGAGGTGTAGTCAAAAGCAAAAACAGCGTCTTGGCCGAACCCGATCGTGTAATACACCGAACCATCTGTGGTGATAATTGCAGAGTCACCCGGTTGAAAGCTCTTGCTCAGTGAGCTGTCAATTGTAACTCCCCCTGCCGGGTCCGCCACTATTGCGCCTGAACCTGAGTTACGCAGCCCTATTACCCAACCTGCGCCCACACTTGTTGGAGTCGGAAGAGTAATCGTGCCTCCGGCACCCGTCCAAGCAAACAGCGTTGCGCGGTCTGATGCGCCAGCAGTGTAACTGCTATTGAATGTGGTGACAGGCAATGCCGTGGAAAGCAATGTTCCCACGGCAACAAGCCCCGCACCGGCCAAAGAACTGGCATCAACTGAAGAGCTGCCAACACCATACTGGAGCACTCGCCAAACCCCTTGCGAGGTGGTATTTGCAGCTAAATAAACTTGCCACAACTCTCCAGGTGACAATACAACGAGTTGAGTTCCTGCGTTGTTGCGAACTGTAAAATTCTGAGAGCCGACGTTGTTGAATAAGATTGTTTCGCCTGTACCTGCCCCCGTGGCATCCGGCAACGTGAGAGACCATCCCGCGACAGCCGCAGAGACGTCCATGATGCGGGTGGCGTAATTGGCGCTGGCCGAAGTTTCCTCAGGCCAAGATAGCGTCAAGTTTGTCGTCAGCGTGGTGAAGCTATAGCTGATGTCGCTAGGGTATATGTTTGCGCCACCAAAGACGTCCGTATAGGTGGTCATGCGGCAGTCCTCGCAGCAGTCCGGTCCATGATCTTCTGCATGTCTTCTCCATTGAGCACCTGTCCGGCTCGGTCGTATGCGGCTTGCCAAACCGGAATCCGCTCGTCATTTTTGACGTAAGATGTTGCCTCCAGCAGCGCGCCGTACAAAATCAGGTTTGGCGCGTACTCGGTGAGCCAGTTGGTTTGGTTGCCTTCGTCCAACAGCGCAGGCATCTCATAGTACATCACCTCTAACTCTGCCGCAGCAGCCGGGGTGGGCGCAAACAGCCAGTGCTGGTAATCGTAGTCGGCATAGTAGAGCGGGGTGCCGGTTTGCGCCTCGTCTGGCCAGTAGTTGCGTAGGTATTCGTATGAGCGCGTGAAGATTGGTACTCCGGCAACACGCATCGAGATCGTGTCGCGCCAGCGGTCCGGCTTCTGGTAGGTGGCTTGCCCCGGAACCAGTGAGGTGTTCACAGCACGGATGAACCCCTGCAGTTTGAGCTCGCGCGAGATGCGCCGCTCGGCCATGTTGATGAGCCGGGGCAGCTGTTCAAATACTATGGGGTCGCTCTCGGCGGTGAAGCCACGCTCAAGGTAGCGACGCATGTCTTCTTGCAGCGATGTGAAACTCATTACGTATGCCATCAATCTACTCCGGGTATGAGTAAGCTGCTGCTTCAGCACGCGTCTTCATGAATTATAACCGAAAATGAGACAAAAGCAAACCGACAGCGCTAAATCAATTGCGCTTCCACTTCTCGTCGCAGTGTCAGGCCGCGTAACGCTTTGCCCCCAGCTTTGTTCCACTTAAGCAGCTCAGCAGGTACAGTTCCCCATTCTCCGGCATTCACTTTGCGCCGCAGGGTGCTGTTCTTGAGCGCCGTGCCGCCCAAATTGTAGGTGAAATCAATAAGCGCGGCTAGACGGTCGGGATGGTCCAAGCCCGAACACAGCCGTAGCACCTGGGGAATGTACACCGTGCGCACTGCCCAGAGCAGCAACGCCTCAGCCCGTTCACGGTCGATGGGGGCGTCTATCAGCGTGACCCTGGTACCGTCCTCGTAATAGGTGCTACCGTAACCGATGGTCGGCACCCCGGCAGGGCAGAGATAGGGTTTGGGGTAAAAGCCCTCAAACCGGCGCATCAGCGCCAGTGCCACGGGGAGGGCTGCATCTATCACTTGCCGCGCTTCATCAAGTTACGGTCAGCAAGGTAGATGCCCAGCGCAGCACCTGTCACCGTCAGAGTATTCTCGCTCAACACCATGATGCCAAACTCTCCCAGCGTCATCATCAGTACAGCCCAGGTGGCCACGCCGGGGCGAATGATCGCATTCCAAGCATCGACCCAGGCGATGCCAACAGTCTTGGTTGTGCCCTTGACTGCCTCTAACCATCCCTGCGCCTCCAGCTCGCTTATGGCCGCTTCTGCTTGTACTTGGATGGTCTTGACACCCAGCTCAGCTTGCACACGGATAGACTCCATGTTACGTTCGTGCTGACTACGATCAAGTTCGGCTTGCAGGTGCATGCGATCAAGCTCGTGTTTGTGGTCTTGTGCCTTGGTGAGCCAAGCACTGATTTCGCCCCACAGCATGCGGAACGCTGAGCCACCGAGGAAGGAGATGAGTGCTGAGATCATTTGAACTGCTCCACAGGAAATGAGGCATAAGTTGTTTGCTGGCTCCAAAGCGCATGGCAGCGGTGTACGCCTACAACTTGAATGTGTGTGGTGTCCGCCCACTCAGTAGGCTTGCTGAATGTGTATGGCCCCCAGCGTGCCTTGCCTGTGGGGAGATTAGCCCCGTCGTCTGCCGGGCGAACTTGATGCAGCAGGAGGGCCGGTCCTTCAGCGGAGACGCCAATCACATTGGTGATGAGCAGTTCGCAAGGGCGGGCCTTAACGTAGGTGCCACTGACCGTGACCGTCAGAGGCAGTTTCTTGACATCCGTGATCTGGAATGCAGACACCACAGGAAACCAACGCATCTCAACTTGGTAGATTATCAAGAATGCCAAAAATACCCCAACCACTTGCGCCAAGAAGTAGACGAGCGACACTATCGCGCGGCCCAAACGCGTTTCCGTGCAGAACCAGACCTTTTCGCTGACGCTCATCCCTTTATCGCTTTCTGGGCGTATTCCCAAATTTTGTGACTCAAAAACACCAACACGGCCAGCGCGCCGCCCCCGGCAACTTTCTCGAAGACACCGAACTTGAGCTTAGACCAGCGCTTGTCGGCCTCGATCAAGCTCTCGTGCGCCATCCGATGTCCATGTGGGTCACCATCCGGAAAGGCTGACGTAATCAGCGTCTTCAACTCCGCAAACCGCGCATCAACCCTTGCGGTTATTCGGCGCTCCATTTCTAACAAGTAACGTTCATCCTCTGTCACTTACTTTTCCCGGTATTTATTCAGCAGTTCAAACAGCGTCTTGACCTTTTCTTCCAACACAGCCACTCGCAGGTCCAGCTTACTCAACACGATGATGAGCGTGATGATTGCCAGCAACATCGGCCAGCCCTTGGCGAGTAGGTCGAAAAGGTCCATATCGTCACTCGTCCAATCCCGGTTTTAACTGCGGCTCGGCTTGCTCTCGCAGTTTAGCTACCAAAGATGCCACCTGTGCATAAGGAAGTTGAGCTACCGCATTCAAAATCAGATTGGCTTCTTCCACAGTCACAACAAAAGTGATTTCCACATTAGCTCCTTAAACAGCCCAAGGCAATGCAGGGGAAACGATGGGTGGGTTGATCTGATTGTCGATCATCTGCACCACTGCCGCTTCGGTGGTAAACCTGTCCACGCCGTTGGCCCAGACCCAGCCCAGCACCTGATCTTCTGTCAGGTCAGCGTAGGGGGTGTATTTGTTGCCGTCAGTCGGTGCCGGGAACGAGCATGTGTTGTAGACCGATGCGGTGTGGGTGCCGTCCGTGCCAGAGCAAGTCCAGTGCGCGGTGACAGCGTAGTTGGTTACGCCGTCCGCGAGGGGCAGGCAGTCGAGTTGGGTAATTGTCCAAGTGATGGTAGGCACGTTATTTCTCCGAGATGGGGGTGGTCGTGATGATCCGCAGAACCGTGATGCACACGGCAATGCCGCAGCCCACCAGCATCTGATTGACCGGCGTCAGGGGCAGCAGGCCCACATAGCCCTGCACGATGGACAGGACGGCCAAAAGGATGGCAAAGATCACAGTGCGGGATTTGAGAAGCTGGAGGAGG